AAGACGCTCGTTCTCGGCCTTGAGCTGGTCGCGCTCGATCTCAACGCCGAGCATCAAACGGCCTCGAGCTTCCAGCAGTTCGACCAGGTGGTCGTTGTGACCCTGCAAGTCTTTGGCATCACGCGTCTTGAGCGGATAACCACTGCGCACCAGATCGCGTATTTTTACGATGTTTTCTGCCGAGAGATTCATGGCGCCACCTCGAATGCAGCACACGGGCCCTCATGACCGGACACGCGACTGCACTCCCATCCCTCTGGCGGAACGTCACACATTGGGGCGACGTGCAGCCCAGCATCGCTGATAGCCATCGCCAGATCCTTGTTGTAAACGGTGAAACGCTTGCCTTTGGCGTCGACTACCCGCCATGCGGTTGCTGAAACGACGCCGGCAGGAAGTCGCGCGGCCTGCCATGCAAGCCAGCAGTACTGAATCGTGGTGCTGTGGTACTCGCCGTCAGCAAACTTGCTCATGCGCTGGTTCGGGTATTCGCTGAGAACCCATGCTTCGTACTCTTCACGCATTTTTTCGCTGATGTCAGTCATGGAGGGTGTCCTCATGCTCAAAGTCGGCAAGGTGGTCAAGGAACTCTTCTTGCTCCTTGACTTGCTTTTTCAGCAGCGCTGCGTGGGAGGCTTTCCAAGCCCACCATGCGAAGTGGAGGGTGCTGGTGCTGTAGGTGTCGTCACGGCGGCTCAGGTACACCGCCAGCACGGGCTCTTTAGCTTCCAAAGCAACAGCGGTCTCAAACTCTTCACGCATCTTGTCGGTCATGTCCGCTTCTCCGCTGCTTCTGCGATCAATGCCATGCGCTCCAACTTGCGCGCCTCACTCCAGGCTTCAGATGTGCGATCGTCCACACCGCCCTTGTCGACCCACTCCCACACCGGTCGGCCGTTGCTGACCATGTAGGCTCGGTACATTTTGCTGTACTGCTGCTGGCGTATATGGGTGACGCCGCGGCCCTTCAGGAAACGTTCGTCCCCGGCCTGCGGTTTTGGCTTGGGCTGGGCGGTGCTGTATCGAATGCTGGTTACGGTCATGGCCGCTGCTCCGTGTTCTTATTCTTGAATTTCGCCAGCAGCAGCTCGCGGGCGGACTTGCCGTCAGTCGGGATACCCTGCTGAAGGATTCGCGCTTGGGTCTGCTGGTCTGCCAGTTCGTTGGCCAATTCGAAGGCGGTCTTCTGGCTGTCGTGGCCGATCCCGGTGAGGATCTTCCCGTCCAGCGGCTGACCTTCCTGGGCGCGGCGGATCACCACGGCGTAGTTGTGATCGAAGCGCTGGCGCAGGCCTTTGTCTTCCTGCTTGGCTGAACGCAGGTCGAATATTCCAGTCTCGTTGGCCGCGACGCGCACACCTTCGTGGCTGTAGACGCCCATCAATGCCTCCACCCATGCGTCTGCGCTCGCTGGCAGGCCGAACGCCTCCGGTCCAGGCGTGCACCAGCCTATGAACTGGCCGACGCTTGGGGCGAACGGTGAGCCGCTTTTTCGGCACTGCTCGATTCCATAACGGATCTGCTCCAGCGTGCGAATGCCGGCAGCCATGAAACCCATCGTCCAGTTGCGCATAGCAGCGGCCTTGGCCTTGTCGTCCGGCCACGCCTGCTTGTGGGCCGGGAAGATGGCCTGTAGCTGGCGGAACAGGCGCTCAACCACTTCGCCGGTGGCGTCATCCACTACGCCGAGCTGGGTGCCGGTTTGTGCCGGGGCCTGATAAGGCGCCGAGGTGCCAAGCGCCCGTGCAGCGCCCGGGATCATCTGAGTGACGTTCTTCATAGGTCATCACTCGTATCGGTGCGCCACGACTGGTCGTAGAAGTCAGGGCCATTACCGACAGTCCTGCCGCCCGCCACAACCTTCTCCGGGAACAGACCGGTCCAGCCATTGCTGATGGACTGGTTGATCACGGCGTCAGGGTCTTGGTGACCGGCCAGGGTCTTGGCTTGCTTGGCGCAGGTGGTGGCGGTCAGAGGCTTCTTGATTTCGCGGCGGTGCTGGCACCAGTCAGCCCAGGTTGATTCGCTGACGCTGAGAGGGCGCGCAATGAGAGGATCGAACTTCGAGGCCTTGCGCGAAGCGGACGGGGAAGCCTTGGCTGAGCCGCGCTTTTCACCCTCAGATGTACTGTTGCTCTTTGTATTACTCTCCTCCGCCTTTTCCGAATAGGGGTCACCGCCTTTTCCGAATAGGGTCGCCGCCTTTTCCGAATAGGTATTCGACTTTCCGAATAGGTCAGAAAGGCGCACGCGGCGCTCCACAACCTGCCGACCATCGCGGATCAGTTCGACCCGCAAAAGGCCCTTGGAAGAAAGCGCGCTGATGATTTCAGAGACGCGGGAACTCGACAGGCCAAAGAACCTGGCGAAATGGCTGTTGCTGGCGTAGCACCCCCTGACAGGGTCTTGCAGGCTACCGATCTCGACCATCATCACTTTCTCAGTGATAGACAGCGAACGGTCCAGCCAGACCTCGGCAGGAATCCACACGCCTTTGAATTGGCGGGGTAGATCAGTCATGCAGCACCCCGCAACGCTTTGTCGTGAGTGAACAGGCCGTCCCAGGTCTTCTTCATGGGCAGCTCGCCGGCCAGGTACAGGTCGTACAGGCGTGCGGCGCCCTTCTTCAGCAGAACGGGCGTATAGGAGATAAACGGGTCTTTGCCGTGCGGGGTGACTTCGACCTGGTGCTCGGTCATGTACTTGTCGCTGGCGTATGACGCCACACGGAAGCGCAGGCCGGATTTGCTCTCGTTGTAGAGCCAGTTGCGACTTTCGAGGAACTTGCCCACCTGCATGACGTTGACCCCATTGAGGCCCTTGCAGAATTGGGTGTGCGTCATCCCCTCCTTGAACAGGTTCTCCATGGAATGGATTTTCGAGGCCTGGGCTTCGACTTGTATCGTGAGCTGCAGGCGCTGCTGCTCCGCCTCGAACGCGATCTGGATGAGATCCATGCGAGAGAGTTCGCGTGGCTGAGACAGAGCATTGATCTTGGAGACGACCGAGCGGCGAACTGCTTTCGATTCCCGCATCGAGATCAGAAGGCATTGATCCTTGGTCAGCATCAACGCCTCAGAGGCTGGGCCGCGCTGATTCCTTACTACGAAAGTTTCGTAGTATTCGCCGTCCAGCTCGTCGCGGCACCGCGCGGTGAAATCATTGCGACGAACTTCGCTTTCGCCAAATTCCTTTCGGGCCGCGTTGACCAGGTCGAGCAAGTCGAAGCTGCTCATTTTTTCACGCGACACGTTTTCACCGTTGCCAAATTGTGTCGCGACACTGGCCGGGGTATTGATCGTTTGGATTGATTGGTGCATGATTTGCTCCACAAGCGTTTTAAGAGAGCCGGGTCACTACCCCGGCTTTTTTTCGTCCTGAATTTGGCAGAGGCCCTCTGGATTACCCTGAAGAGTCCCTGCCTGAGGCCCTCATTGGGGTAACCAACTGAAGGACCTGCGCCTTCTTCTTGCCGACCTGGGTAAAAGCCCCGCTGGCGATAGCTGTTTCTGTTATCTCGTTGATGGCGCGGCTGAAACTCCAGCCATTCGCGCGCATCAACTCCTCTACCCGCTGTCGCGTTTTGGGCGGCAGCCTTTCGAGCTCTACGGTCATTTGGCCCTCCAAAGGGGCTTCAGCCCGCGATATCTTCCTGTTTGTCCTGCATGAGCTCTTCGATGACGCCGTTGGAAACTGCCCACTCGATGATTTCGTAGAGGTAGGTGGCGTGCTGCATACGGGTTTTGGTCGCGGCTTTACGCAGAATCCGATCAAGCACTGGTTCGAATCGAACCTTCACCGGGATGGCGCGCTTTTGATTGGGGTCCATGTACATGCTTAGATGCTCCTGGCTGTTGAAGAGAAAACTGGTGATTTGGGTGTCGGCAGATCTACGCAGCTTGGGATTTCTGCTCAGCTTTCAGCGCACCCAGGGTGATTCGCTCGATCTGGTACTGGCGCAGCTCAGGCACGTCGTCCCACTGGCGGACGGCCTCGTAGGTAACGCGGAGTGCTTTTGCCAGCGCCGAGACAGAGCCGAAATGCTTGATTGCTTGTGATTTGGTCATGCCGACCTCCTTTTGCTTATCCATATTCAAGCATGCTTGTGTTTGCAAGGCAAGCATGCTTGACAAGCTCTCTTGTAGATTGCTCGCATGAAAATTACTGATCGAATTACAAAGCTCGTCCTTGCGCGGAAGCCCGAGGTAGGCGCGCGCGGGTTCAAGCGCGACATAGCGACCACTTGCGGGGTCAGCTACGAAGCTGTGCGCCAGTGGTTTGCTAGTGACACCGGAAACATCAAGAACGACAACCTGAGCGCCATCGCCGAAGGCTATGACACAACGGTTGATTGGCTGCTATCAGGCAAAGGCGAGCCCCCTCGCCGATCAATTGCCGGTAAGACTTCAGTCGAGCCGACCAAGTCGGCAGCGGATCTCGTCCAGCAGATGCTCGCCAAGCACGGCAAGAATCTTTCGGATGACGCCCGGCAGAAGATCGCCGAAGCGGTTGAGGAAACTGCAATAGAGGTGAAGTCAGGCAACGTTATCCCGGCTGACTTCTCGGGCCTGCGCGCTCGCCCAGATGAAGTGCTGATTCCCCAGTACGACATTCGGGCGGCGATGGGGCACGGCCAGGTGCCACCAGACTACAACGAAACGATCCGTAATCTGATCGTGCGCGAGGATGTTCTTCGCGAGAAAGGCGTGACCTACACTGCGCGCAACGCCTTGGCTGTTATCACTGGCTGGGGCCAGAGCATGGAAGGCACGATTAACGACAAAGATCCAGTGATCGTGGATCGCGGCATCAACGAGTTTGTTGGTGACGGCATATACGTCATCACCTGGCATGGACTGCTGTACATCAAGCGTCTGCAGATGTGCGATGAGGATCACTTCTGGCTAATCTCGGATAATGAGAAGCACAAAGACCAGCAGGCCCGGATCGAAGACGTGACTGTTCACGCAAAGGTGCTGCTGATCTGGAACGCCAGAAAAGCCTGATGCATGCCTCTCATAAAAAGCCCGCCGATCGCGGGCTTTTTTTTGCCCGTTAGAAAGGTGGCGGCGGCTCCGCCAGCTCCATGTCATCCGCCTCAACTGCACGATCCTCATCGCTAGCGGCCTCCCATTCCAGAGTGATCGACTCATCTTCGTCGTTGATGGTCATGTCGATGCCGTCGGTGTCAGACAGGATCGTCAGTAGCTCATCCCACTCCCTCTGCCCGTCCGTATCCAGGCGGTGGATCGTCACTGAGCGGTCTAGCTGCGCTATCGGGTGATTGATCATTGATGAAACGCGCAGGCTCAGGCGCTGCATCCCCGACATCGGCTTCTGTCCAGCTTCCGGTTTCTTCCCCTGCTTCGCCATCAAAACACCCTCCCGTCAAATACTGTTCATCCATACAGTACGAAAAATAAACACAAGCGCGCTTACATTCAAATCACAAGCATGCTTTTATTAATGCAAGCCTACTTGCATTAGAAACACAAGCAGAGTTGGTCAGGGCCTCAACAGACCCGCCGCTCTTTAACAACCCAAACCATTCGCGGATCGATCCCCGGAAACGGGCAGCCCTTGAGGCATCGCTGGAAACGGCGAACAACGCGAACCATAAATTTCGATCCCCATGTCAGCTCTGGAACTGAACCACGCCCGGCTCTGGTTACCGGACCAGGTCGACCTGCTGATGCCTCTGGATTCAGCAGTCACCGGCCTGCGCTGTGATCACTCCCTGCCGGAGCCAA